CATCAAAAAAGAAAGGACGAAATTTGTCCTTTCTAGATATTAGCTTTTCTTCAACCCACTACAGTTGACAAAGAGCCTTTGTTTATTAAAATCGGAAAAAGGTTTCATTTTTTCTCCTATAAAGCACGAAAGAGCCTCAATAATGTATTGAGACTCTTTCGGTAGGATGCATCGGGCATCCGGACCAATTCGTATAAATACATTATAGAGTCTTTTGTTATTTTTGTCAAGCAACTATTTCCAAAATGGAAACAGTTGGTTTTATTCCCCTCTATACATCCCAACTACTGCAAAAATCTTGATGTGTGTGTCTTCGGCTGGTGGGAAGTCTAGGATGATGTCTTCGTACTTGTCATTGAGCGATACTAGGCGTAAGCGTCCGTTTTCGGTATAGATCTTTTTGAAGTAAGAACGGTCTCCGTATGCGATAACTGCTAGGTCTCCGTTGTAGGTAGTCAGTCCTTTGTCTACCAAATAGAGAATATCTCCGTCTTGATAGTCAGGTTGCATGGAGTCTCCACTGACCTTGGTAGCAATATCGTGGCGTGGCGGTTGCTCGTCAACCTCTATAGTCTCTCTGTCTGTATCGTCGTAACCAAATCCATAGTTAAATCCACAAGCTGCTGCCGTCTCAGATACTACCTCAACTTGATACAAGCTGATAACTTCCGATACTTCGTTTACCTTCGTTTCTTCTTCGTTTTTCTGCTTTTTCAGAAGCTCTTCAGACGTCCGTAGGACGATTTTTTTATTATCTGGGGTTAATTGTACCACCTTGTCCGTTATCTGCTGTGTGAGCAAATCTGGGGACGTTGTGGGGGTGTCTGCTTTATGAATAGGTGGAAATAAATCGTCAATGGTTACGCTGAGAGCAGAGGATATTTTAAACAAAGTATTCTTTTTAGGAGTACGGAAACCTTTTTCATAGTTTGCTATAGTTGTACCACCCATATCTACCAAAACAGCCAATTCTTTTTGTGTCAATCCGCGCTGTAACCGATATTCTTTTATTTTTGTTCCGATGTATATAGCTAATTCTTTGTCAGTCATATATTTCTCCTGAGTGTTTTATTAAGTAAATTATAACAAAACATTCACGGAAAGAAAAGTTTTTTTGTTTTTTCGCCAAAAAATTATTGACACTTCACGAAAAGTGAGGTATAATTAAATCATGGTTGAGGTAATCAACTAAATAAAACAAGGAGGAAAAGAGATATGCGGAGACGTAAAAAGCCTAAAAAGGCAACAAAAAAAGAGCCATGGCTTGACGGTCCTAAGGCTCTGGTTATCTCAACGATTGTTACAGCGAGCGTTGAGTTAATCAAACACTTCTTGAAATAGAAGTGGGGTGAGTGGGGCGAAAGCCCCAAGGCTCACTAACAGTATAGCATATCTCTTGAAAAATAGAAAGGAGGAATTGAGAATATGAAAGAATTTTTGGAGTCTGTATTGGCTCTGGGTGGAACAGGATATCTAAACTTTTGGCTCAGTAGTCGCATCCGTACCATGGACTATGGGGATGCTAGTGAGCGAAAGTATATCATCGCTCTGATGACTTCTGTCAACTATAGTATCTATCTATTTTTAGGGCAGTGGGATTTTGCTCGTGAATGGCGTCTAGCTATTACAGTTATTTTAGCTTTGGTCTTTAGCTTAACTTTTCCCTTCGCTTTGCGTCTCATATACAGTGGTATCAATCATTTAAGGGGAAAAAAGAAAAGTAGTCTGGTACCTGTCAAGGTTCGAGATATGATGTTTCAGGACGAGAAGAACCATTATTTTATCTTTGACCTAAGTGGGAAACTACTGGCCAAAGGATTTCTCACGGCTATCAATGGGAAGGCGGAAGAATTTTCTTGTATCGTCGTTCCATATTTTGAAAGTCATCCTGAGTATGCTATCGAAACAGAGCATGACCTCCACCACTATCTGGAAATAAAGAACCTCGAAGCCAGGGTCTATCTAAACTTCGAGAAAAATCTTAAAATTATTTATTTTTAGATGTGGTGGGATTCGGTCTCTTGAAGTATTCGGGCGGTTGTTTGACTTGGCTAGTCTCGCCCCTTACTTCAGGGATTTGTGATTGTGGAGTCTCTTTGTCCATAGGTTCTTATCCTCCTTTCTGTCAGGATAAGATTATTATATCAAAAAGGAGTTGTCATATGAAAGACAAGAAGAAATTTTGGAATGTGGTTTGCTGGATGCTAACTGGCTTTATCTGGGTGTACTTCATCTGGAAATGGTTTTTTTAAATGAATAGGAGGTGATTATGATTTGCAAATACTTTTATATAAACTGAGGAAGGAAAAGAATATTTCTCAGAAAGAAATGGCAGATGTTATCGGAAAAAGCGAGAATAGCTATCGTAACAAAGAATTAGGTAAACAAGATTTTAAACTGAGTGAAATGTTCAAAATCGCCCATTATTTCGGTAAAGAATTGGGCGATATATTCACACCTCAGACTTCACGAAAAGTGAAATAAATCCTTAGCATCAAAAAGGTCAAACTTTCGTAAATCGCGTAATAAAGCCATGGTCGATTGTCTGATAGCAGAAAGAGAGAAAAATAGAAAGGAGAGGAAGAGATGGCGAAAAAAGAATTTAAAAGTAGTTTCATCGATAGAAAAAAATTAAGTAGTAGTCTTAAAACACTGATGACTCAACAAGCTATTGAAAGAGCAGAGCTTGCTGAGTCTCAGCGTAAGGAACTTGAAGAATTTCTCAAGAACCTATTTTAATTACTTAGAGCCACGTCGCCATTGCTCGTCAAGCATGTCCGCTTGTTGATCGAGTAGTACATTGACAGTATCAATTACTTGGAAAGTGACATCATCTACTTTTTCGTGATTATCAGATAATGTCGCAATGAGTAATTTAATCTTGTCTTGGCCTAAGTCAACCATTACATCGAATGGATTTTGTTCATCGCTCATTACATCACCCCCTTTCTGCTTTTATTATAGCAAAAAGGGGAGAACAATAGGAAGGAGAGAGGGATGGCTTCAGAATATCTAACAGAAGAGGAAGTGGAAAAAATAAAAAAAGAACTTTTGCAAGTTCTTCGTAATCATAATCTGAACAGCGGACTGGCTAAAGCAGTTCTTGCTGATACTATTGAGACAATTGAGAAATATTCACAGTTGCCAGAGTAGTTATTTAAGGTTTTTGATGATAGCCTCAATTTAGAAAGGAATACTATGAACAACGCAGCGCAAAAAGTAACACGGATTGACAAAGATGCCTGGGAGATTGCTACGGAGCTGGCGAACGAGTACGGCGTATCTATTTGTCACATCATCAGCGAGAGCGTCCGCTACTGTGCAGAGAATGCCGAATTTAAGGAGATGGACGTTGTCGTTAAACGGTTGGTAGTCGGCAGTAAGGTGCTGGAGTAGGAGGGGAAGATGAACGAACTAGTATGGTTTTATTTCACTATCATTATCAACATAGTCATTGGTTTTGCCACGTACTACGCTAGCAAAAGAGACAGAAAAAAGCGCATCAACGAGTATAAGAAAATACAAGATGATGAGCTTGAAAGAGTTAGAAAAAAATTTGATTTATGATTTTTTAGAGGTCTTTTGAATAAATCTTTTATTTAGGTTTTGTTTGTGATTGTTAGCTTTATCAGCTAATTTTAAAGCTTTGTCCAAATCAACTTCGCCTGTAAAAGTTTTGTAGATAAGATCATTCATCTTCATAGCCTTGTCGGTTTCAGTATCAATTTGAGATACCTTTTCAAGTTCTTGTAACCGTAATTCATGAGCTTGTTTGACTTTTTCAAGTTCTAAGGCGTGTTGTTGTTTGAGAGTATCTATCTGATAATGAAATTCTTTTTCAAGCTTCTCTACGATATGTGAATGTTCTTTGGCCTGTTTTTCAATCTCAGCTTTATTGTTAGCTTTTGATGCGATATATGACCATAAACCTGAGATTATTGCAAGAATAACACTAATTGTAGGTTGAATAAGAATTTGATAATCCATAAGATTTCTCCAATCGTTTTTATTTCATTATACCAAATTTAGAAAGGAGTAGAAAGATGAGCATTGATTTATTATCAGTAAAAGTCGTGATGGATGAAGAAATACTAGCTAGTATAGACAATTCATTTGGTCCGATAGTGGAAGGATTTACCAAAGATCAAAAAATAAAGTTCATTTTGAACTTTAATCAGGCTTCAACAATCGCTAAACTTTTAACTGAACATCCAGATATCCTTGAAAAGCAAAATCAGATTTACGAAATGATTTTGAAGAAGGCACAGGAGTAATCCACAAACTCTACAATTTATAGAAAGGAATAGGGGAAGATGAACAATGTAAGACAAGATAATGATGTCATCAAAGAAATCGTTGAGAAACATTTTGAAAATATGGTAGACGATGTTTTGGCACATACAGAAACCTATTATGAAGCTTTAGGGGCTACTGCTTCCATCAAGGGAAGCAAGATTCCAAACATGATTCAACTAGCTGATTGTTTGGGGAAAGCTATCAGAAAACGTGCTATGCAACAAAAAACACCTAATTATGACAATTAGGTGCTAGAGGAGAGGACTATGAACGAACTAGAAAGAACAGCCCTCAATGAGATATTAAGGACCGTGACATATATTGCTGAGAAGTTGGATGAGTTAGATGCTAAGATTTCTCAATCAGAAGAAGTGAAAGCCAAGGCTTCGTCCGCATCGTAATCAGCAGCAATAAATTGAGCCGCTGAGAGAATGAACTTCTTTAAATCATCGATATCTTTATCATCATGTCTGCGGACATAATGAGTCTCATCATTACCAATCCAGGCAACAGATTTTGCCAAGGCTTGAATTTTTGGAAAATCGTTTAAGTATGTAGCAATTACTTGTCCAAGCATAATTGCTTTGATTTTCCCTTCGTCGTCTTTATTTTTAGATATTGCGTAATCTTTTATTAGAAATTCTGCCGCTTTACGATAGCCTACACCTGCAATTTGATTTAATGCCTCAGATTCGGCAACGGTTGCTTGAGAATAGATTTCGACAAAAACAGGAGAAACTTTTTCTATGTTTTCAGGGAGTTTAACCTTGATTGGAGGGCGGTAGGTATAATTTACCGTTGATGCATTTTCATAATTATCATTGATATATTCTATCACAAAATATTTTAAGCAATCTTCAAAGGAACATCGAAAAATAACGGAAAATCTCCCTTCTTCTGAAATACTTGTTCTTTCAGAGCTTGTACTTTGTCCAACATGTAGAGGAGACATGGTTCTACCGCAGTGAGGGCATTTCGAAGGAGTATCAATTGTAACGGTTGTTCGCATATCTCTAAAATAAATCTCGACATTAAGTTTCATAAGCAATCTCCAATCGTTTTTATTATATTATACCAAATTTAGAAAGGAATACTATGAACGAAATTTTTAATTTTCACGGGCAGGAAGTCCGTGCTTTGACAATTGATGACGAGCCTTGGTTCGTTGGGAAAGATGTTGCGGATATCTTGGGGTATACAAATTCAAGAAAAGCAATTTTTGACCATGTAGATGAAGATGATAAGACAGATGGGGTAACGATTCGTGACGCCATGGGTAGAAATCAAAATCCTATCATCATTAACGAATCTGGGCTCTACTCTCTCATTCTTTCAAGTAAGCTTCCACAAGCGAAAGAATTTAAACGATGGGTGACATCAGAGGTCTTGCCAGCTATTCGCAAGCAGGGCGGATTTATCCGCGAGGACTTGGACGAGGATGCCTTTATTGCTCTGTTTACTGGCCAGAAGAAATTGCGTGAGCAACAGGCGACCATGCTAGAAGATATTGACTACCTCAAGAGTGAGCAACCGATTCATCCAAGCTATGCTCAGTCGCTGCTGAAGAAGCGTAAGGCTAGGGTTGTGGCATGCCTGGGTGGTATTGATAGCCCAGCTTATGCAGATAAGAATTTTGCTCAGTCGGTATTTAGACAAGCTGAGATTGATTTCAAGGATCATTTTAATATCAGTCGCTATGACTTGTTACCGAAGAAGTTTGCAGAAGCCGCATTGGCCTATTGGATGACTTGGGAGCCAAGCACTAATACCAAGATGAAGATTATGGAACTGAACGCATTTAGCCAAGCGTAGGTAGGAAGAAAAATGAGACCAAGACGATATCCGTACAGTGGAAAAAAGAGTCCACCTTTGTAAAAGTGGACCCTATGTTCGTAGAAAACATTAAAAAAATACTTCCACACTTCATTAAAAGTGTGCGCGGGAGATTCCGCTAAAAGCTGGACGACTTAGATTTAGAAATAACTTATAAGATGTGGGGCTAATTATGTTTTATTGGGAAATGTTCATGACAATTTTAATTTTGATTGTACTTGTTATAACTATGTTTGAAATCACAAAATTGATTAGAGAATATAAATTTTTATCAGCTATTATTAAGTATTGGAAAAATCGTTAAAAATAGTGATTAAGGTATGTAACTTAACAACGTCTACTTCAGGAGCGTCAATTGGTTGAATGTTGTTATCTATCAATATTTTTAGATAGTATCCTTTCTTAATTCTATTTTGCAATAAATCCTTCACTTCACCATAGAGTACAATGATGATTTTTGAATCAATTTCAGTAAAAAAAGATTTATTAGGTAGTATGTGTTGAAATTGTAGAGAATATGGAATTTCATTGACAATCAGCTTATCAATTGTCTTCCAAGATAGTTGTTTTTCTACAGTTAATTGGCAAAGTTGATCTATTGATGGATTCATTATTTTAAGTCCTTTCTGTTGGAAAGTATGCTATAAAGTGCATTGAATGAATCGATAAAATCGATGTATTCGACAAAATGGTAGCGTTGTAGCTTTTTAAATTGTTTTATTGGTTTTGAAAATACTTTATTTTTCTTAGAAAGTGTTGGATAACTATGCTCCATCTCCGAGACAATATCAGAAACATTTTTGATTATGTATTCTGGAACGGTTGCAAAACGATTGTCCATCTGATCCAAAAATATCTTAATAGCACTTAATCTACCTAAAAATTGATTAGCTTCTTCTGAAAACAGCCCAATCTCTTTTGATTCATCTAGTTTGACCTTTGTAGCTCGAGCTAGGACAAATGTCGAAATCGTGATTATGAATCCGAACGGTGCAGTAATATCATTAAATACTCTAAGGAAATTTATAATTTCACTAATCATATCATCTACCTCAATATAATATTTATCTTTATTATACCAAATTTAGAAAGGAATGTTATGAACAAAGAAGAAACTAGGAGGATATTATATCAGTCTTAAGTGAGAAGCTATTGAAACAAGTCAGCCATGAGATAGAACTCAGGGCGCTGGAAAGTAAGACATTCTAGAAGACAACAAAAAAGCACCTGACGGCAATCAGGCGCATACTAAAATATTCAACATGATTATAACACGAAAGAGAGGAAATTGCCAATGGCTTTGGAATTGTTTGGAGAAGATTTCAAAAATGAACTGCTGGAAGAACTTGTCCAGTTGAATGTGAAAGCTATGACTGAAGCTAAATTACGAGTATCAAGAGGTACGAACTGGGCTTCAATCAAAGATGTCCAAGAGAAAACAGGTTGGGGTCGTAAGAAAATTGAAGATTTCAGAGACGCAGGGAAATTCCGCTACCAGCAAAATGCCAAAGGCGGTAAGTATTTATATGACATGAACGATGTACTTCGTTTTCAGAGTCAGTTAGCACAATAAAGGAGATTAAAAGATGTTTGAACCACCGATTTTAGACCAGTTGATGGGAGTTGGAGCCTTGCTGATTGGATTTGCAGGGGCTTGCCGTCATATCAAATTGCAGGAACAACGAGAGGAAGAAGAGAGACGAGAAGAGCAAGAATTTGTGTCTATGATTATCCAAGGCTATAACCATGCATACGAACGTGGTAGAGAGGACAAATGGCAAGAGATTCGCAAGAATATCCGTCGTCCATTCCCTGGCTTTACCTACGACAACGAACCGCCTGTAGGTTTACGCCCTGAGCCATTAGCTTTGCCAGAGCCTAAAATGCACATCTTGAAGTGAGGAGGTCAGGAAATGGAAAGATTGATTCAATGGCTGGATGACCAGATTATGTATATCAAAGAAGCGATAGAAAAGGGATCAGATAAAAGACATTTTATTACTATTTGGGAATATGATCATAAAAATCTATTATTAGTCAAAGAATACATAACTGACTATGAGAAATTAACCAAGGACTATGAAAAAATTGTTAAGGACTTTGAAAAACTAACAAAAGACTATCATGATATGGTCTCTCAAAATCGTCTGATCAAGCTTGAAAAACTAGAGTTAGAAGGCAGGTACATCTATGAGGATATGCGAATGAAGTACCGTGCGAACCGTAGGAAGTGGGGTGCTCGGTATGTCTGAAATTAAGTGGATAAAAATCACAACGGATATTTTTGACGATGAAAAGATTTGCCTGATTGATGCCTTACCTGATCGTGACGCAATTATTGTAATCTGGATCAAACTTATAACACTAGCAGGCAAATTGAATACAAAAGGTGTACTAGCCATTTCTAAAAACATTGTATACACCGATGAAATGCTTGCACAAACGTTCCATCGTCCGTTGAATACAGTTCGTATGGCTCTTGAGGTCTTTGAAAAGTTTGGAATGGTTGAAAAAATCGATGGAGTGATAATGTTACCCAATTGGGAGAAACATCAGAATATTGACGGCATGGAAAAAATAAAAGAGCAAAATCGAAATAGATCCGCACGTTACCGAAAAAAACAAAAATTACTTGCACAGAACAACGAAAGTAACGTTATTAGTAACGTTATTAGTAACGTTACGGATAACGTTACAGTAACGCATGGTAACGCACTAGATAAAGAATTAGATAAAGAATTAGATAAAGAATTAGATAAAGAATTAGATAAAGATATAGAGATAAATAATAATAAGGTGATGATTAGTTCCAGCCTCTCTGAAAATTTGAAACATAGCGGAATCCATCTAACTGATAAGTCACATCAACAGTTACTTGATTATGTAGGACTTGATGGAATGAGCTTTGATATGTTGAACCGTGCAATTGAGAAAACTTCAGGATCACACAAACCAAGTTTCAATTATCTAATTGCCATTCTTGAAAGTTGGAAAAAGAAAGGTTTCACAACGATTGAACAGGTAGATGAGGACGACCGTAAATATAAAGAGAGTAAGAACTACAACCGCTCAGGACAAGCAAAATCCAACGTTCCTGAATGGTCTCAACCTAACTATGTGAATACCACGAGCGAGGAGGATAAGGAAGAGCTGGAAAAACGGAAACGTGAATTACTTGAAAGGCTTGAGAACAGAGGTGGCTGATGTTTATTTTAAAGCATGGGACAAGAGAGGATAAGCCTTTTCTGATGTCCGCTGTTATCGGTGTGACTGGCTTGGACATTTCATGTTCTGAGGAGAAGAAAGCCATGCGGTTTGTTTCTCGTGGGGCAGCCGTACAGGTTGGTAAGGCATTGAGGGGTTCCTTTGGGAACTTTTACCCTGTTGAGGTGGAGTGATGTTAGAGCTTTACTTCGTCTATAACGGGCACTGCAAGTTTTACCTTGGGAGGTTTGACAATGTCGATGATCTCATTGAGCATATGGAAGACCATCAGTGGGCGTTCTCTGGCATTACTAGACCAAAATTCAAAAAATATATCGGAAAAGACGATGTACGTTTTGATTATGGTGCTGTAGATTGCTATTACTTAGCGACAAAATCAACGTGCCGAGAACCACGTTAAAAGCGAGCTAGAATATGCGTCAATCGGTCGTGTGACCTGGACGAGCGACTGCCCGTATTTAGTCAAACTCACACACAGAGGCAGTCGTATTTTTTGGAAAATAATATGAATGACATTAAAGAAAAAGCTCTGGCTAAGTTGCTGGAGGAATTAAATCAACCACATGATACCGCACTTGACCGTGTTCATAACTGGATATGCGATCAGGAGGATGAGGAATTATTTAAAGGAATCTTAAAAGAGCGATATTCTCTGAAGTGTGCTTTAAGCCATGCTAAAGAAAAAGCTCGTAAATTTGCTGAAAACGGAGTCGCTTGCATCGATGATGCTACTGTCTTCAGATGGGTTAGAGAGTACTTTATCTCAAATTCACAAGTATCTAACATCAAGCAGGTGCCTGTTGAGCCCGTCAAGAAGAAAAAGGAAGACAAATCTCAGGCTTCTCCTGAAGAAAAGGTTGATGTCGCCAAAATTAGGAAAGGCGCTGGTCCAGATGATGATATCATCATGAAACCTAAAATTAAGAAAGAGAAAGGAGTAGTCGAAAAGCAAATGAGCATTTTCGATTTCTTGGATGAATGAAACATGAACAATGCAAGCGAGAAGCCGATAGACGATTGAAACCACCTGCAAACTTCTGGAGCTGGTGCTATTCGCAAATCACAACGTACAAATGGACCAATAAGGACAAGACTATAATCGCTTCAGATTTGAACCTTGGTCATTGTATTGAAAAGCGACTGACAAAGTCGTCACGGCTCACTTTTTATGACAAGACTTACTTTTTCTCTATCATTCTCAGCACTTCAAAACGTATCGAAATACAATCTTATGAATTCAGGTCGAAGTTGGTTGAAGGAAAACAATTTATCGATTGGCAATTTACAAATTTGGAGCGATTTGAAAATGACAAACATGTGAAGATTGGCCAAGATTACAACGGACAATTTTATCCGTATCTTTTCGCTAATTTCTTTAGCGGAGGATATTATACAGGTAATAAATTCTATCCAAACAACTGGGTTGAAAAACTTAAAAAGGTATCTGAACTCAAATATTTGAAGTTCGGGAATATTTGCTACTGGGAAATTGAACGGCTTTACAAATATAAGTTTGAAATTGAATTTGCTCAGAAAATTCATGCTTACAAATTGGCCAACGAAATCATGAATCCAGGTTACACTGGATTCACCAAAAACGTAGATATGCGAACCTTGAATCGCAGATGGCTTCAGAAGAATAAACAATTTTTCAAGAATTCAAATCGTAGTTTTAATGAATTTGAGTTGAGCCGTCGATTAAAAGAACGGAACGGCCAACTAGTGCCTGGCATTGAGTCTTATCTGACTTACCACGATATCAAGCATATACCGAAAGGTATCGGGATCAATAAGTTTCAGAATTGGGTTATCAAGAATCATATTGACTTCAATGAATACCTTGACTATCTCAAGATGCTACGAGAAATGGGCATTGAGCCTGAAGGTGATGCTATGCTTGTGCCAAAGGATTTCACGGCCATGCATAATCACACAGTCGGATTATACAATCAATTCGTCGAAGAAAAACAAAAACTGGAAGATAAGAAGAAACGCAAGCAACTTGAAGCTGAGTTTAAACTTAGAGAAGGAATGGATAAGACAATCAATGGATACGCATTCCATGTCCCTAGAAAAGTGGCTGAGCTGATCTATGAGGGCAAGAAACTACATCATTGCGTAAGCTCATACACAGACAAGCATTTTAAAGGTAATACCTTAATAGTGTTTGTCCGCCTGTCAAATCAACCTAAAAAACCTCTTTACACACTCGAAGTAAGGCAGGGGAAGATAGCCCAATTTCGTGGCAAGTATAACCAAGATGTACCAGCTGAAGTCTGGGACATAGCCAAGGAATGGATGAAACAAACGAAATTAGTACAAAAAGTAGCGTAGGAGGTGTGAAGGATGAAAAGGAAAAATTATATTATTTTTATCAGGCACTTGCGGAAAATAAAAGGACCTATTGAGTTTTACGAGTATATTGCTGATTCAAAATTTGGAAGAGTAGCAATTTATTTGTCTCTACTTGCGTGTGCACCATTTGTTGCTTTATTATTTCCAATTGCTTACATAGAACATTGTTTTTATAAAAACAATTTTATTAGAGAGTGTATAAAAAACAAGTGGTGTTCAAGAGAACATCTTGAAGACGTTGTTGATATTAGAAGAATTGAAAGCGAGGAGTTTGAGAATGAACATACAGGGACTAATTGAACGATATGAAAAATTTAAAGCTAGCAAGAAAAAGATGACCTCCGTTGATTTGGTTTTGAAAGACTTACGGTCTTTGGACGAGCCAGAACCGTTGCCGTTCAAATTAAAGGATGTTGTTGGTCGAATTAGAGGGTTTGATCCGACGACACAGACTAGATGGCTTAATGACATCCTTAAAGAATTAGGTGACGACTACGGTTCAATGAAATATCGTGAGGGCTACGAGCAAGGTAAATTTGAGGGAGAATGGGTTGGTAATCAATTGAAGGATGCTGATAAGATTCGGCAAGAATTGAATAAACCAGTGATACCGCAGTTTGTGGCGGTTTGGATTGAGGAGTGCAAAGCGAAAGGGAAAAACTTGCTTAGAGCTCTCTTATACACACCAGAGAAAGTTAATAGCTGGGTGGATGATCCAGATAATCAAGAAATTTTTGCTCTTGCTTGGATGTTTGGCTACACAGTAGAGAATGAAAAGCGTTACACAGTAGTGATGAAAGAAACAAAACAACCGCTATATTATAATGCTGTGGATAAGAAACTATTCTTCTCTATGGGTGGCCTAGCTACAACCTTTACCCAACAACAACTTGAAAAACTAAACTTCGGCTGGATTTTCTTTTGCCCTGGGATTGAGATTGAGGAGGTCAAGGGATGATTATCAAGAATTACAAATATGATTATTCAGCTGGCAGAATACGCTACACAATTGATGTAGATAGCTATGAACAAGCTATGGAACATACAAAGACAGAATACGGAAGTGTCCAAAGAAATGATATTGATGATTTCTTGCTTTCAGTCGAGAATTACGACTTTCAAGAAGCTGAAGCGGTTGAAGAATTTGTGGATTTTCAAAGTTGTCTCCTTATGTATGGAATTGATTTTGAATTGAGAAATGAGGTGGAGTGATGAGTTATGAGTGTTCAAACTGTTGTAAAGAAATCGAAGACGAGTTTCTGGTAGTACAAGAGAATCATGTTATTCTAGCATTATTTAACGATGTTGAAAATTGTTTTTGTAGTCAGCAATGTGTCAATGATTTCTTGATGATTGAATCTAAGTACTTATCAAATGGAGACATACCATACGATGAAGAGGAGGTTGAGGGATGAAACGATTTATCGCAATCTGGATATTATTGTCTGCTGGATTAAATATATGGCAGAGTATCCACATAAAAAAACTAGAAGCAAAGCGTCCGATTGTCGTTTATAAAGCTGACAATCAAGGAGCAGAAATCAAAGGCAGAGTTTTACAAAAGGAGAAGATTGGCGACATGTACACTGTGACAGTACAAAATTACGGAATATTCGTAGTTACTCAAACAAACTATGAATCTCTAAAAATAGGAGATGAGGTAAGATTGTAGTGACAAAGTACAAGAAACAACTTACATCATCATTCAAGAAGCAATGGCAGAGCGCATTAGATTTCTGGAAGATGAACTGTACGAAAGGGCCTATAAGGATATTGAGAAACTAGAAGCTCAAAATGATTTCTTAAAAGGTCTTTGTAACAATCAACTTGAAATCATCATGGATTATGAATGGAAGCAGATGCAAGAGCAGGCTACATTTTTAAAAGCTAATACTAGAAAGTGGAGAGCAAGATGCAACTAAGATTGAAAGAACTTAGAGAGGATCTATGTCTATCTGTAGGACAGATGGCGAAAGAGACAGGTGTCTCCCAAAATACAATTCATTTGTACGAACGAGGTGGATATCCGTCGATTAAGCAAATTGAAATGATTGCTAAAACATATGACGTGAATCCTGCTTGGTT